ACGCCGTCCGTCAGTTGACGGCGAGATGCGGGGACAGTTTGATGACGTACTCGGTATTCAGTTGCTTCGTAATAGGTTCGCATTACTTGCGATGGAAGCAGCGGAAAAATCCGTTCAGTCTCCGATTGTTCTTCCATCAGATGTTAATGAACTGGAGATGGGTGGCGATGCAGTTATTCGCACCGCTAACCCTGCTGGTGTACGCCGTGTTGATTTAAATATTCCACCTGGAGCATTTACAGAACAACAGATACTTCAGCAAGAATTACGTACTGGAACACGCTATCCAGAGGGACGTACAGGAAACATTGATGCCAGCATCATCACGGGACAAGGTGTGCAGGCACTTATGGGAGGCTTTGACACACAGGTCAAGTCTGCTCAGGCTATCTTTGCCTCATCACTGCGTGATGTTATTTCTGTTTGCTTTGAAGTAGATGAGAAGTTTTTTGATTATGAAAAGACTATCCGTGGCGTAGATGCTGGTAGCCCATACCAAATTACATATAAGCCGTCTAAGGATATTAAGAAGGATTACTCAGCCGATGTTCGCTATGGAATGTTGGCAGGACTTAACCCAGCACAGGGTCTTATCTTTATGTTGCAAGCACTTGGCGGAGGTTTGATTTCAACAGACCTTGCTATGCGTGAATTGCCATTTGGCATTAACGTAACACAGGAACAAGAAAAGATTGAGATTGAAAATATGCGTAAGTCGCTTGTTCAATCTTTGCAATCTTATACACAAGCCATCCCACAGATGGCAGTTCAAGGCGGGGACCCGTCAATGGTCATTAAGAAAATTGCTGACGTAATTAAAGCACGTCAAAAAGGTGTGGCTATTGAAGATGCAGTTGAAGAAGTATTTGCCCCAGAAGAATTACCTCCTGCTGGTCCTGCCGAACAAATGGTTGAGCAACCGTCCCCTGCTCCCGCTGGCGCTCCAGTAGGAGGCGCTCCTGAACAGGTACCTTCTTTACAAAGTTTATTATCTAATTTAACTTTAGGTGGACAGGCTAGCGCAAGCGCAAGAACTGTAACTCGGAGGTAGTTATGCCACCGCGTAAAAAGAAGCCGCAACCACGTCGGCGTAAACCACATACTGTAGAAAATGAAGAATATACAGCCTTAGAGATGTATTGCATTTGGCTTAATGAATATTATAAGTCATTGCTCAAGGCTGGATTTAAATCAGATTTGGCGTTGTCATTTGTTATGGATAAAACTTCTTACCCGAATTGGGTTGAATATAAAGCACCTACTGAAGATGAAATTAAAAAATATCTAGATGAGGAGGACGAAGACTAATGGCAGGAGTTGGCGGTTATCAAGCACCCACTAATCCAGCGGTTGTATCTGGTCCTGGAGCATTAAGCAAGCGTACTGACGGTTCACCATCACAGCCTGCTACATATATTTCTGGTCTGCCTTATGGTCAAGGTGAGGCTACTTACAACCAACAAACTGCTGCTCCTATGGCTGAAGTAGAACAGGTGCCACAGCGTCCACTAAAACCTGTTGTGGGAATTAACGAACCAACTCAATTTCCTAATGAGCCTATTTCTTTTGGCGCTGATTGGGGAGATGGACCTGGTCTTAGGGCTGTAGTCAATCAAGGTCCGTCGTTGCTTCAGACTGTGGAAAAAGCAATGCAATACGACAACACAGGTTTAATGGAATTTTTGTATAACAGATTGAATAAATAACCTATGTCAATTCAGGATTTTGTTCCAGTAACTATTGATGTGGAGACATTAAAGAATTCTCCCGAACTTATTCAGGTTCGTAATGCTGGTAATTGGACACCAGATGAAAACGCATATTTAAATTCATTGGCAAAGTTGATGAACTTAAATACGTTTTTATCTTCTGATTCAAACCTTAAAGTAGCAAAAGATACTTTTGCACGCCTTGACCCTGAATTACAAAAGGCTCTTATAGAGATTAATCCAGAGGCAGAATACGCACGCCCTGATAAAAACTTTTTGCAGAAAGTATTTTCTAAAGAAAACAACTACTTACTGCAATTAGTTAGTGACCCACTCCGCACTTTAGAAAAAGTGGGCAGTACTTGGATTAGCGCCGTAGAGAATACAGCCTTGAATATTCTTAATGCTGGAAATAAACAAGGTGAATTAGTACGGGCTGCTTTAGGTCAACCTAGTGCTTTAGAAAAAGTAACCAGTGCTGATTTTTGGAAAGATGGTTGGAACGGTTACAATAAATGGAACCAGGCTGGCATTGAAAGATTAGATGAAGAATACAATCTTGCTACTGGTGTTTTAGCACGTGGAATTATTGATGGTAAAAGTACGTATGAAATTTTTAAAGAATACGGAACTATTGATGATGATATGGCTAATGCTTTCTTTAAGGTTGGCACACCAGAATTTGATGAAATTGTAGCCAGGTATAGTGCTAAAAAAATTAACCTTGGCACATTGATTAATGACTGGGCTAATGGCTTTGCACCGTATAAAGAAAATCCTACAACTGCAGATACCATTAAAGACACTTTGGCTTCAACTGTCCTATCCATTGGCGGCATCAGAGGCGTAAAAAGAAATGAAAAAACTGGTGAATTTGAGACTGAAAAACTTTTTGGTCAAGGCTACGGAGACCCATCAACGGGTTTAGACATTGCTGCTACTTTCTATGTAGACCCGCTTACCTATATGACAATGGGTGGAAGCCGTAGCATAAATGCAATGAAGGCTGCTAGAACTGCAGAAGAATTAGCCAATGCTGTTGACTTAACGGCTAAGATTCAAAAACTAGATGATTTGTTTAAAGACCCGCAATGGATTGCTAAAAACGATTCTTTCATACAAGACTTTAATCAGTATAGAGAAGCACTTGATAAAAAAGAAACTATTGCTTCAGCCAATGCTCGTGTAAAAATTTCTATAGACCATCCTGAGTATGACAATGACGAACTACTCGGTATTTTGGCTAAGGCTACAGTTAAAAAAGAAGGCAATGAAGTACCTATTACTGACCTAGAAACTTTTGAGTCTTTTCTTAAAACTGGTGAATATACAAATTATATTATTAATGGCAAAGTAAATAATCTATTAACTATGCGTGAAGAAAGTGTGGCTCTTCAAAATCGCCAACGCCGTATGGTTAATGGTATGCGTAGTTATGCTGCTAAGGTATTTCAAGGTTTAGATAAAGATGTAGTTATTGGCAAAAAAGAATTAAGTGAACAAACAGTAAAAAACTGGCAAGATATTGAACAGCAAATTCTTAAGCGCCCAACAATACTTCCAAATGAAGCAGTAACGCCAGAGGCTCTAATAGAAATAGAGCGTAATGAAGCATTATTAAATTCATTGACAAAACCTAAAAAGTATCAGGGTATGGAAATGCGCCGTGCTTTTGGTGAACTTCTAGCCCGTATGCCATCCGAAGGTGCTCAGATTTTTTGGGCGGATGCTTTAGTAGATAAAGGTTTGCCATTTTTCCGTGACTATGCACGTTTAGTAACTGGCGATAAAATGCGTGCTGAGTTTCTTACTCAGTTATATAAGAAAAGTTCAGTTACAGACCGCATTAATATTATGTTTAATCTAGACAAAATCTATCTAGATTCTATTGGTGCTGCTTTTACGGCTGAAGGTTTAAATTATCGCAATACCGTACTACAAAGTCGGTATATGCCAGATAAAACTGCTAGCATTGTTGACTATACAGTTGAAACTTCTGACGTTTTTAAGGCTTATGATGAGGTTAATCCTGTTCCACCAGGACCATCAGCGCTATTTCACACCACAGAAGGCATTACCCTTTTACGTTTTGACACTGTTATCAAAGATATTTATGACCGTATCGGTGGCGCTGTAGGTCAGACAAAATTTAAATATGGTAAAACACCAGTTTATAAAGACCTTATTAAAAAACTTGGTTATTTTTATTACACGGGTTCTACCAACAACTCCATATCACGGGCTATTAACCGTGGGTTTTCCTTTGCCCTATTATTTCCTAAACTTGGTATTAAAGCAGCCTTTGATGAAGCAACAGTTTTAGCAAATGTCACTACGCCAGCAATGCTTTTTGATATGTTGTATGGTAAAGGTCGCCAATTAACTAACATACACGCAGCAATTACTGGCTCTAATATGAGCCAGGGTTTCTTAAAAGAAAAGTTTCTTGATGTAATTGGCAAAAACCCAGCAAAGTTTAGAAGTGCTGAGCAACGCCGTCTTGACCGTCAAATGCGTGAGGTTGAAACTGAGTTCATTGACCCAGATACGGGCAAGGTTGTAAAGCAAACTGAACTTATTACTGCTGATGAATTTTTTGGAATGAGTCCAGATGAGTATTTGGTTCGTGCAGCAATTGCAAAGTATGGTAGCAAACTAGATGAAGATGATATTCGTTATCTCATTGAAGATTATATGGTTGATGGCAATGCTGCTGATGCTATGGTTGGTTCTATCATCGGTGCTACCTTTGGCGAGGCAGTAACTGAGGCTAATCTAGCCCGCCAGATTTATGGCGCCAGCCCCCTAACACAGGCTATTGAGGCTAAAGGATTAGAAATTCTTGGTAAGCCTGTCTGGGATAAGTTTAACAAACTTAAAACCGCCGAAAGAACATTGGCTCACTATAGATATTTCTACTTACTATTTGCTAAAAATGAAAAGTATGGAATTAACTTCGGTGATTTATTTATACAGACTAATGCTTTACGCACAGCACAGGATGTAGATACTTTTGTTAAGTACGGTATGTCAAAAGTTGGTTGGAACCCAGATAATCCTAAGCCAGATATTGCCAAGATGTTTAATGACCGTTTTGGTCAAGTATCTACTCTACGTTCATTAGGTTTTACAGAACGTGAGATTAGCGAATCTCTTATTGTTAATGCTGCTAAGGAAATGCGTTATGTATTTCACGGCAGTGGGACTGCTTTTAATGAAGACCTACTTAAATTAATCCAAGATAAACTTTGGACTGCTAAAGAAAAAGTAGGCAAAGCCTCTTACTACGAAGAAAAGAAAATGATTCAGCGTGAAACCGCTGGAGAACCATCGCAACTTGTTTCTAGAGCAGAACTAAAGCGCAGACGTGACTGGGAAAGAAAGCAAGTTCAGCCTTCTACTCAAATAGGCAATATCACTTTTGAGGAATTTGAAAAGGCTACGACTAATTATCCCATTAAAGGTCAAATCCAGACAGATATTAATTTTGATGACCTTGGAGTAATTCCTGAAAGAGGTTTTGTTGACCGCGCTATGGTCAAAGGTTATGAGTTTATGGACCGAGAGGTCAATGACGTTATTCGTTCCGATGTATACCGTTTAAAGGTATTAGATGAACGCAAGAAGTTAGCCCCTGACCAGGCTATGCTAGAAAAAACTCTAATAGAGAATGGCTCTGACCCAGATATTGCTGCTGTC